TTTTTTATCTTGGGCATCGGCGCGTTTATTTAACATATCGACATCAGCCTTCTCTCTTTGAGCAGCTGTTAAAACAGTAACTGGTAACGAAAATATAAATAAATCCATTGAACCAGTACCAACAATAGTAGAAACACTCTGAATTGTAACAGTTTGACCAGCAGCCAAAACAGTGAATGTGCAGAAATTTACAGCAGGAGAGGTCGTCGTGCCAGACAAAGATTGAACACTACTCACAGCGTCACGCACAGCAGATTGAGTCAACAAATTCAAACCAGCACCGCCACCAAATCCAGGATTACCAAAATTTGTTGCACTGGTAGCTCCAGCTACAGTGATAATATATGCATAGTTACCAGGAATACCAGCGGGGAACACAATTGTGTTAGTACCTAAAGTTATACCAGACAAAGCAGGTGTGCCACCAGACTGCAAAGCAGCTGCAGCAAAATTATTCGCTGTAGTAGCTGCAATAGAGCTAAAATGAACAACACCACCTGTAGCCGCTGAGGCAGACAAAATCGGACAAGTAAACTTAACACGATATCTAACTCGTAACTCACCAATTGTAGATGTATTGGCTGTCGAATCGACAGCGCAATAAAGATTACCTGCATCAAACGTTTTCAAATCTGTGTTCGCTGGCTGAGCGCCGGTGCGGACATATTTTGAATCATTTTTACGTAATCTATTACAATCAATAGGTAAACGAATAATCGGATCACAAGGCATACCATCATTATGATACACACTATCTTCAATCTGCTGTTTAGTAACAGGAGGAGGCCCAGTGGCTTCAGTGTCGAAATACAACAACACCTTGCCCTGAGTACCAGCCGTTCCAAACTCAGATACAGTTCGCTTATAATAAAATTCTAAATATTCAAATTCATACTCATTATAACGCGATGCCTCGGCAGCAAGCCACGGAAAAGTCAATGCTTGACCGGGATTAACTGACAAAGTTGATGCAATAGTGAATGCAGTGGTTGAACTAGAACCAGAAATATTACTAATAAACTCATCTTCCTCACAAATTTTCTGGCGGCGATTATTTACACCAGCCTTCATTCCTGAAGACATAGATAAACCAAGGCGACCAGTTTTAGCTTGTACAGATCGAGGACCGACCTGAACATTGCCATTTAAACGATTCTTATTTTTCTTTCTATTGCTTTTCTTCCTAGCAGGAGCCATCGAAGATTTAGCTCGCAAATTCTTCGCCTTACGACGACGATTACGAGCAGCACGTTGAGCAGCAGATTTAACCATATTGAACAACAATAGAAAGGGGAAAAGATCAAAAATTCTTGAACTGAATTCACAACTCACATTAGTGACGCAAGCTGTTGGTTGCAACGGTTCATCAAGAAATGCTTGCGCAAATTTTCGATTCTCATCACACACACGGCCAGTATATAACTTCCACAAAGAAGCATCTGGCAAATAATTTTTCCACGCATCAGACATTTCTTGAGATTTATCAAAAACTGTCCTATCACGCAAAAAATCCAAGAGTCCCTTAAACCAAGTGCGGCATGACACGCACCCAAAAGTCTCATTCCTAAGACCACAAGCACGAATAACTGTAAACGCCAAAGTCTGGTGTTTGTTATCAACAAGCATATTACTTCGCATTCTCATACAATCAATACATGGCAAGTACATACTAAAAGGTAAACCAGGAGGAGTTGTAAGCGAAAAGGTGTGTCCTAAAAAGGAACAATCACCAAAATCACGAAACTCATTGGAACCGAAAGTGTACACCATGAAAATTTTCGAAGAAGCATCTAAGATAGCCTTAGGAGTCATAAACTCACG